CGAAGCTGATTTCAAGGTATACAGCAAGGCGCATGAGATGCATCAGGCTTTGGTGGACATAGAGGGCTTGATTGTTCTGAACGAGGAAGATGCTTTGGAATCGATCAGGAAGGTCGTAGTCAAGATTCTGGGGGAGGTTCAATGAGCAATACTTTGATTTGGGTTTTTGCACTAGCGGGTGCAGTAGCTGTATTCATTGTGGCCTGCGTGCTTGCGTGGGCATTCATTCAGGAGCATAAAGATGACTAAAGAGGAATACATCAAATTATTTCACAAAGAACAATTAAATCTTGTTGCGTTTAAACGCTTACTGGATTGCGATGAAGAAGTTTTGCGGTTAGTTAACAGTGCAATTGAAGCCGAGCGTGAGGCGTGTGCAAAGATTGCAGAAGAACCGTGGCAAGGCAGTCCTAAAGCAATAGCAGAACTAATCCGAGCAAGGAAATAATAATGACTAAAGAAGAAATTGATTATTTTTTAATACAAGAACATTTTGTAAAACTTTGTAGATGGATAGCAGAACTAGAGCGTGAAGCGTGTGCAAAGATTTGTGATCAATATGCGCTAGAAGATGAGAATTGGGCAGGCGGTTGTGCTTTTGCTATTCGTAAAAGGGGGCAAGAATGACTAAAGAAATAGTTTTAATGAATGGTTTTGGATCAATAGCAAAAACTGCTTTTGTTGTTGTTAAAACCTCAGACGATCAAATTCAATTTTCAACTGAAACTGGGTTTGGATCATTGTTTACAGATAAAGTAAAAACAGGCAATGGTCAAACAGTTGGGGAAAGAAATAGATCTAATCTTCATGCCATGTTAGACGCATGGATTGACAAAAAAGAATGGGTGCAAGAATGACTGATGACGAAATCATTGAGATGGCTAAACAGTCTGGTTGTCATATTCGTAATGGTCATATTTACAACCAATACATTGGTAGTCTTGACCAAGTGCTAAAAAAGTTTGCCAAACTGGTAGCAGAAAAAGAACGTGAGGCGTGTGCAGAATTGATACCTCCGCAATATTTTCATTTTCGTGATTGGATACGAGCAAGGGGAAAAGAATGACTAATGAACTACCAACTGCATTTCCTTGGATGCATAAAGACATTACTTGTACAGGTATGACATTGCGTGACTACTTTGCGGCAAAGGCTATGCAAGCAATTATTGGCAGAGAAGACAACAGATTTACAACAACTCTTGAGTTTGTGGGTGGTAAGGCTTACCAGTATGCAGACGCAATGATAAAAGCAAGGGGACAAGAATGAAAACCAATTATCCATCTTATTGTTGCCAAAAATGTGGTGAACTGATTGGCTGGATTGGTCGTGTTCTGCCGTTTCACAAATGCAAGGAGAGCAACACATGAGATTTTGGCTGTATGTTATCAAAGCATCTTGGATTTTTGCCAGAGGGCGATGGTATGTATGGCGTGATGTACCGACAGATGTTGTGAGAAAAATTGCATCACTTTGGTACTTTGAGCGAAAAAATGAGAAAAATGAATTGGTGTATGAAGCGTATAAAGAATATCAACTTAGAAAATTAAAGGGAAAAAAACATGAATCCATTACCAACATATAAAGAAAATGGTGAGTTAGACACTAGATTAAGGGTAGACCCAGTAACTGGTGATGTAGGCATAGGAACGGCTAAAGAAGTTGTTACCTTTTACAAACCTCCTGAACCTGTTGGTTATTGGTGTTTGTATGGTGGTGGGCCTACAACAAAATTTGCAATGTATCAAAAGCCAACTGATGAGCAAATTAAAAACACAACTGAATTATTGGGATGGATTTGGGAGGATGCGAAATGACTAAAGAAGAAATCATAGAGATGGCGCACAAGTCAGGCCTTCATTTGGCAATTGATTTGAACTGGATGCCAATCATTGGGCTTGAGTATCTTGAGAAATTTTCCAAACTGGTAGCAGAAAAAGCAGTTGAAGAATCAAACCATATTATTTTTAAAAGTTGCATCAATCAACCTCATTGGAAAAGAACGGCCATGCGTTATTTAAAACGCAATGCGCCAATGTTGCATCACCAAGCGGTAACCGAATTTAACGAACATCCTGATGGAAGGGGGAAAGAATGAAAACCAAAGAAGAAATTAAAAACGAAATCATTGAACTGTATGGGGCAACTCAAGCCTTGAGCGATGCAATGAACTTTCTTCATGCCCAATGCATGGAGAAAAGTAAACAGATGATGGCATTAAATCATATGCTGAAAGAAATGGAGGACAAGGATGACTAAAGAGGAAGCACTACGACTTGCACTAGAAGCAATGAAAATAAACAACAAGGCATGGAAATTATTGGCTGATTCTGGCGACGCTGGTAATTGGGAAGCAGAAGAACAAGGGTATTACCAATTAAATGAACAAGCCATTAACGCAATTAAAGAAGCACTAGAAACCAAAGATGAGCCTTTTGAATATTGGAACGCAGTAGGTTGGTTTGGCTATGACACGGGTTTGCGTCTTTGGTTTGAGGCAGACAAAAATGATGATGGCGCTATCCCGCTGTACAAGAACGCATTGGAAATGGCTAACAGGGCATTGGAAACAAAAGATGCAACTGTGCAAGTATCCCCACTTGAGTTTGTTGAGATGGTGATGGAGAAAGAACACTTGATTGGTCAACCAATATTTTGGGCGCAATGGCCTAATGAGGAGAAAAAATGACTGACGAAGAAATACACAACATTTATTTGCACATGAGTGGCAAAGCAGAGGGATTGGTTGAAGCGACTGGCACGGCTGACTTTCCTGTATTGTTTGCTAGAGCAATCCTTGAGTACGAAGGATTGACAAAAGATATGCAAAACATGGCATCTAAATCTACCTATAAAGAACAACTAGAAACAAAAGATGAGCCTGTCGGATGGATAGACAGTCAAGGCTACATGATTTGTGTAAAAACAGATGAATCTTGCAGACCTCTTTACACCACAACACAACGCACATGGGTAGGGTTGACAGATGAGGAAAAGGCGCAATTTGTTGTTGCGTATTACCCATCAAATTGGGACAGAAAAACGGCAGTATCTTTAATGAATGACTACGAAAAATACCTCAAGGAGAAAAATCATGTTTAAGTTTTGTTGCGAAGATTGTGGCGAATGTTGGTATGTAGGCAATCCAAGAACTTGCAAATGTCCTGATGAAGAAATACACAACATTTATTTGCACATGAGTGGCAAAGCAGAGGGATTGGTTGAAGCGACTGGCACGGCTGACTTTCCTGTATTGTTTGCTAGAGCAATACTTGAGTACGAAGGATTGACAAAAGATGTGCAGAATATAGCTTCTAAATCTACCTATAAAGAACAACTAGAAACAAAAGATGAGCCTATGGCGTGGTTAAACAAATCACGAAATTTACTTTCATGGGACAAAGTTTATGAGGATATGGATGCTCTCTATACTCACCCCAAAGAATGGGTAGGGTTAACTAATGAGCAAATTGTTGATTTGGTAATAAAAAACGCAGGTTTTCCAACTAAATTAGCAAAAGCAATAGAAGCTAAATTAAAGGATAAGAATGGACACTAAACAAGATTGGAAAGGTTTAGACGGGGCTATTGCTTGGCACTTAATTGAGCGTCAGGCAGAAAACTGGAATCAAGTTGGCGAGATGATGAATGAATGGTTAAAAGCTAATACACCGACCAAAGAATGGGTAGGACTAACGGCTGACCAAATGAGAGCAATAGCTGAATGGCAGTTAAGTGCTCATAGACCATTGATTGACGTCATAAAAGCGGTGGAGCAGGCATTGAAGGAAAAAAATCATGAATGAAGTTTTATTAGCAGGATTTGGTAGTAACAACGACCCTATTGGTTATGGGGTGTCGGTAGATTATGAAGATAGAGTTATTACATTCACCGCAGGAAGTAGCATTAAACAAGTTTTAACTAATCCATTGATGACTGAAAACAACAAATCCATTGGTCAGCGCAATATTGACTGGTTGCATGAGAAGTTGGATGAGTGGATCAACAAGCAATTGGAGAAAAGCGAATGAAAGAAATAGAAATGATAGGAGGCATATTTGAGACGGAGGAAGGCGCAAAAGGCTTTCAAAAATCTATCTTGGGTGACTCAATCGTGGTAAAATTCTACATGCCAAACGCAATGCAACCAGTCCTGTACTGGGTGGCAAATCAGCAGTTGGTAGATAACCTCAAGGAGACACTTGATGCGTGACTTTCTATTTAATCTAGCCCTCACAGTACTGCCCATCATGGCAATACTAATCATTGTGGACTTCATTCTCTGCGCTATCACTGGATACGACTATGACTGAAGTTTGGGTATTTGTGTTTGGTATGTTGGTCGGGGTAGCTCTTTGGAACTTAGCTATTATTACTTACAGAGAATTGTATGCC